GTGGGAATGTAGGGCTTGTTTAGGAATATGGTCAGAAAAAAAATGAGGGGGGCTTCGGCCTCCCTCGCCTTTTTTTTGGCTTTTCATCCATGCTGAAAAATTTATTTTGTTCGGCTAAATCAGGAGATTAAGCCATACAACTGTAAAGCGTCAATTAGTGCATCTAATTTAGTTCTAAGATTTGCAATTTCTGTTTCTAAAGTCCCAATATATGCGTGATTTCCAGGTTCAAAACCTGGAAGTAATGATGGGTCTGCGGCTGGTAAAGTCCCAACAACCGTTGTTCCCAGATTTCCGACTGTTTGTTTTGTAGCGGCGGCAGTAGCAAAGAAACTGATATTGCTACCATTATGGTCTAATGCTCCACCAACGATAACATCTCCACTTGAACGAATATTGCCTGAAACAGATAATTTTTCAGCAGGAGTAGCAGTTCCAATTCCAACTTTTGCTACATCGCCGTCAATTCTCATAACTTCTGTATCGCTTCCACCATCATTAACTTTGAAAATCATATCATTATCTTGATTTGTGTTCTTGATAACTACATCATTAGAAGAAACAGACAATTCTAAATCACTATCAATTGTTAATGTATGCCCAGCATCAACCGAAGTATTTCCATCAAGAACAATTGTTCCTGTAATTTTATTACTATTAACATCTAAATCGCCACCTAACTGTGGAGTAGTATCATCAACAACATTAGCAATACCACTTGCTAATGCAGCAATAGAAGAAGCAGTTGCGGTTTTGATTACATCAGAACTACCAGCATCTTGAATTAAGACTTTATCAGAACCAGCAACCGTAGCAGTTCCAATCCCACTAATAAATAAACCCGCAGAAGTTCCAGTAATACTACTAACTTCTGTATATGTTCCGTTATTGCTATATCCAATAGATAAAGAATTTTCTGCTTTATCAACAGTTAAATATTGAATAGGCATTGGGTCGCTTCCATTATGGGTCACTACGGCAATAATTGTATCTCCTTGAACATGAGCAGTTGAAGAACCTGAAGTAAGAGTTCTTACCGTATATTCTGCTACTTTATCTTTAGCACTTGGGCTTCTAATGGCGATTGCATTATCTTTATCAACAACAACTAAATGATAAGAATTTTCTCCAGCATCAGTCCTACCCAAAGTTAAATTAGGAACTGCGCTAATTGCGTGTCTTTTACCATCTCTAAAGATAACTCCTGCTCCTACATCAATTTGTGTTGCACTATCCGTAGTAATATCAAAACCACTTATTCCATAATTTTGTCCTAAACCATCTGCAAGTGCTTTAATAATCCCAGTATGGGGAAAATCTACACCATCTTCAATTTGATTAGGCGTTAATGTCGTGCTTTGTCCATAAAAGTGTGGATTACTTACCATATTACTCAACCTCCAACAAAATAAACAGTTCTAATGTTTCTGTTGTGGAAAATGGGCCAACTCCTTCAAAATTGGCTCTATATACCATATCGCTACCATTGAATAAACCAACCTCACGAATAACTTGCCCTTGAATAGAACTTCCCGCTACTGATACCTTAACCTCAATAACATTCAAATCCGATTTAGTTTTAACAATAGTAGGAGAAACGCTCAAAGGCACATCTAAATCGCTGGCTGTCGGACTTGTAGCATTTCCTCCCAGACCCACCTTTGCACTATCAAAATATCCATTTGTATTATCAATGATAATAGAAGCGACCAATTCTTTTAATTTATCTGTAATCATGCCAAATCTTCCTCCACTAAGTCAGTAATGGTGATTGCTCCACCTGTAAAACCAAATTCACTATTTGTTGAAAAACCAAATTCCATGATGAAGCCAAGAGTCCTGCTTGCCCCTGTTGCGTCTCTCTTACGCACCAATAATTTAAGTTCTTTGGTGTTGAGAGTGTCCAAGAAGTTAAATGAGATTTCGTTTGTCTGCAATTCGTTGCTTCTTAGAGCCGCTTTTGTTTCTTTGCTTGAGATTAATAGTTCAGAGAAAATATCGGAAAGGTCTTTGCTATAACGGCCAAGTTCTAGTTTTATAAAACCAGTAAGTTGATGTTCCATCTCTAAAACAATAAATTCATTCATTGGAATATTCTCTCTAGGAATAGATACATTTACAATATCACCAACTCGTAATTGATTTATTCCTTTATTTTGCATAGTAAAAGATAATTTCTGATTAAGACGAGAATGTATTCTTAAAAGTTTAGTGGCTCTTTTATCTACCTCTTCTTGAGTAAGTAATGTATTTTCTACTACTTCTAGTGTTTTTCTCCCTCTTTTTTTGATTGAACGCAGGTCTTTACGAACCGCTTTGTGAGTGTCTCCATAAACAATAATTTCATTAAAGAAATCAAAAAGAGTTGTAATTTTTGAAAATTCCATAATTAAAAAATCACCGCTATCATCAATCACAATATTTGTTCTTAATGAATCCTCATCCTCTGGGAAAATTTTGAATATATCGTTCTCTTCAACAAGTTTCATATCTTTTCTGTTAAGAATATATCTGATTGCAGAATACAAATCTATACCTTGATAGTTTGGGGCTAAATACATCGGGGTATCTGTTGAAGTTGTTGTAAATTCAATTTCTTCTTGTTCAAGTAATTCGTTAATTAAATCTTCTCCTTCAAGACCAAGACTGACTGTTGAACCAATGCAGGCTCTTGTCGGGTTTATTTTTAATGTTTCTCTTGAAGAAACAGCAAAGGTTTCTGAAACAGAAACCACACCCTTTAAATTCATCTGCTCGGAAAGTATTAACTCATCATCTCCATTAACTTCTACACCCAATTTTTTACCATTCTTACCATCACTAAAATGTAGATTATAAGAACCCTCTTGAAGAATGCTTTCAAAGAACTTATCTTTATCTTTAATGACAACCCCAGTATCTGTGCTTTGTTTATCCAAATCAATAGCAACAAACATGGATAAAACACCTTCATCATTTGTGTTGGAATTAGCATTTAAGTTTTGAGTTTCTTTTAGAATATAACTTTGGTTAATGTCATATACTGTATTTCCATTTGACACCTTAGTAAATTTGTGGCTTAATGTATTTAATCTAACCGTCTCTGGGAAAAAATCATATGAAAAAGTTTCATTAGGTTGAAGAATTCTATAATTTGTGCTATCTGTTAATTGCACATCTGTAATTAAATGGTGTTTATTGATAAGAGAATCATTGTCGTCCGGTTCATGTGAAATAATATAAATTAATTCAGATGGTTGCATATCATTCATAGTTCTATAATTTAAGTTTTTAGCAAATGTAATTCCCTCTCTTACTCCTGCTTCTGGAACTAAATAACAGCCAGTTAAATCTACAAATCTTAAAAATGAATTTTCATCATCACTTTGCGTAGTGTCAATGGTAGCATGATGCACATTTCCATTAGAAGAAGTAATAGTAGCGTTTGCGCTCATGTTATTTCCAGCATCTAATCTAAGAATAGGCTTGAATACCATATATGCACCATCAACTGCGGTGCTTTCAAAATTTGATGTAGCACCATTAAAAGCAGTAATATCATCATGTTGTTTAAAATGCCTCGCTGATTCTAAAATCATACCATCATAATTGTTTGAATCTATCGTGACCATATTTGTGAATCTATCTATACCATTGAAAGGATGTGTGGTTGCACCTACATGAACTGGATATTTACCCCCATCTTCAATACTAAATCTATCTAAAACAACTCCTCTCATATTTTTATATGTTCCTGCTTTTGTTGAATTAATAAAATCAGCAATCATTTGTTGTATTCCACCACTAGCAGCCGTCAAAGCAGCACTAGTTTTAAATACAGTAGGAAGAACAATTTCTGAATTTGCTGGAAGACCAGATTTATAGGCAGTTCCTTTCGGTGTAATAGCCACTTTTAGAGGATGAACATCATCATCATCAATTAAATCAAAAGAATCTACTTTATTTCTTCCATTTAAATCTAAATTACCCAAAGTAACATGATATGCTCTAGTAGCATGAGAACCAGCGTTAGTTAAAAATCCAGCCGCTTGTAATTCATATTCAGTTGTAGATGTTTTTGTATCTACTAGCCCAATGAATTGACCATTTTCATCATGTATTCTATCTCCGTTGGTTAAATCAGGAGTAATTGTCCCGTCAAAGGTAATTGTTGTTCCCGATATACCATTAATGTTTGCACTTAAGACACTTGCTGTAAAATTTTGATTTGCTGCACTAAATTGTCTTTCTACAAATTTTCTAATTGGTTTTTCAGGATTAACTAAATTAAAGAACATATCATAACAAACTTCAGTAAGTCTCATCATCCCAAATCTTTTCAGAGAAGAAACATCTTTATCTGAAGAAAAATTAAGAGTTTGAAAATTAGAATCTTTTAACTTTTTAATTTTTCCTGCGCCAACAGAAACATCAGCAACTTCTTTTCCATCAGTTAAAAACAGATTATAGTTATTTAGTGTTTTGTTTCCATCAAATAGGCTATCTTTTCTTTTAGAAGAATACGGTAATAAGTCAGAATTGACATACAAAAATAGTCTTAATGCTGATTCATCTTGTGAAAAATATTTTCTATTGGAAAAATTAGTTGATGGGGGCAAATAAGCACTTCTTTCATTAGTATCGTGTATTCTAGTATCAGTAGAGTTTGAGCCAAATGTGCTAGTTTGACCTCTGTTTTCTGGAAAAAGTGTTCTATATGTAGTAATTGCAGGGGTGTCCCAAGAAACATAGTTATTTGAGCCTATATTTGGCCTAAGATGATATGCTCCCATCAATTGAGATAAAGACGACGGATTCGGATAGAATTTTTTAATTGGGAAGTGAAAAGAACCAATAGTTACAAATATCCTTTCAATGTTTAAATCAAAATTACCAAAGGCGCTAAAGGTTGGTTTATATAATGAACTTCCGTATTTTCTAGTATAACTTGTTAAACCATTAGTATCTTCAATATCTAGCGGTAGTGTTCCAAAAGTAGTATCGGAAAGAGGGTGAATAGTAGAAATAATTTTTCCTCCCCAAAGATGAGCAGAATTGACAGTAGCAATATTATGCGTTGGAATATTCGCAGTATATACTTTATCTCCTACTGTAAATATGAAGTTGCTTCTATCTAAATAAACTTCAATTAAAGTCGTTCCTGAAACACTTTCAATAATCAAATTACTAACTTTACCAACAAATGTTTTTGAATCACCAACAAAAAGAGGATTATCTTTCTTCAAAGTATATGCTGTTGAAGAATCAGTAATAAATTGGTGGTCCTTTTTACTACTGCCCGATAAAGTCCCAGATACAGTAGAAACAGTCGCTACTTCTGTAAAGACATATTCATCTTTATTAAAATGATATTCTACATATCTTCCCAAAGTTATGGGCATATAAGGGGCTAATTCAATTTCTGTAATATTATCCTTTGTAGCAGTTGAGACCACTTCAAAATCAATTAAAGTATTTACAGTATCAAATGTAGAAGAACCCGCACTACCATGTTCGTCTTTCAAAAGACATTGAAAAGCAGAGTCTTTAGAGACAGAAGAGGGTTTATTGATTGCATAACCTACTGCTCCTTCATTTGTATTTGCGCTTGTAGAAACAAGCGTTTCATCCTCAGCACCAGTTGAAATATTAATTTTGTTTCCTGAAGTAAAAATTAAACCTTTATTTGCTGCACCTGTTAATGAAGTCGGTTTGTCAGTAGCAAGGTGAGAAGCACCAAGGGCTTTTGAGAGAACATAATTCTTTTCAGTATCAATATAGATTTTTTCTGAAACGGCTCTTGTTAATGCTTTTGTAAAATTAATTGTCAAGGGGTCGCCCGAAGTAGAGGTTATTTCTCCAATATAACCAAAGGCTGTAAATATTTTGTCTCCTGTTGTCGGAACAATATCAAAATCCGCTACTGCAACACCCGTTGCTAAAGTTGTTGCCCCTAAAGCAATTGAAAAATTAGTAGAATCAATTTGTGATAGTTTATTATAAGGGCTATTTGTAGAATAAATAATATCTTCACTAAATAGCGTGTTTTGATTCACAATAGGAGAAAGTAATTTATTAAACTTATCTCTACCTTGAATCTCCATAATAGTTTGCCCGTTTTCTTTTTTGTTTTCAGTATTTTCGACTTCACCATTGAATCTTTCAATAAAAATTTGATATTGTCCCTTAGCAAAACTTAATGCATTATAAGTATATGAATCATCATCAAATGACAAGGTGAGCAAACCTTTTGTGGCATCACAAGCAGTAAT